TGATCTTGGCCTTGATCGGCTTCTGCGCGGCCACCTCCTCCAGACGAGATAGGATCTTCGTCGCGTTCTCCTCCGACTTGGTCTGGTCGAAGTCAATGGCCGCGGTCGCCAGCTTCTCGACGCGCTCAATGGATTTCAGTCCGATGCTGCTGACGTTGGCCGCGAGTTCGGAGTCGATCGTTCCGCCGGCATCTTTGATCTGTTCGAGCAGATCCTTTGCCCTTTCCGCGTGCTTCAGCGCCTCCTCGAAATTGCCTGATGCAAATGCCTTGTTGGCCGCGCCAAACTCTTGGCGCGCATCGAGGCTGGCGGAAATCTGGCCGAACTTGTCCAGCGGACCTTCGTCGATGTTCGCCAGATCCTTGAACGAATCCTTGACCGACTCGATCTCACCCTTGAGCTTCTTCCACTCATCGATGGTCTTGCCTCCGACGAGCTTTGTCAGGCGCTCCACGGCTTCTGTGACGGCATTGACAGCGCCTGGGCTGTCCGGCAGCAGCGAAGACGCCGGGTTGCCCTTGCCCTGCTTCTTCGCCACCAGTTCCTGCAGGCGCGCGATCTCCTCTCGCGTCTCTTTGACGCGCTTTCTGAGAGACGATGCATTCCTCCCGCTGGCCCCGGTCAACTTCTCCTGATCCGCCACCAACTGCGTGTGCAGCTCACCGATTTTCTGCTGCAGGACTTTGAGAGGAGTGAACGCATCGCCACGAGAGAACGTGTTGTAGAGATTGCCGGCGGACTTGCCGATAGCGGCCATGCCATCATTGATTTTGATCACCAACGGCGCGAGCGTTAGCCACATATCCGTGAATGCCGCTTTCGAGCGCGAGGTCATATTTTCTATGGCGTCAGACGCCTCCTCGGCACGTTTCGCCGTGTCATTGCTAAGCACAGCGCCGAGTTTTCGAGCCTCTGCAGAAAGCGCCTTGTAATCGCCAGCCATCAGCGACAATTTCACGCCGGAACGTGAGAATGCCGCGTTGGCAATGGCCGCCTTTTCCGTCGCGGATTTGGCGCTGTTGATCGCGCCGAAAACAAGATCAAGCGCCTCTTTCTGGCTTTTCGAGGACTGGATATTCTGCAGTAGTTGCTGGTCGTATTTTTTCAAGAATCCGGCAAGTGGGCCGAGTCCTTGTTTTGCTTCACCGACCCGTTTGACGAAGGCCGTCATCGAGGAATTGAAGGTGGACTGCTGCACGCCAGAACGGCGCGCCGCGAACGATAGTTCCTGGTACTCCTCCGCCAACAGGCCGACGGCGCGCGCGTCTTTCGCTATCGCGTCCGCATAGTCGATGGCGTTTTTCGTGGCATTGGTTATGCCTCCGATTGCAAACGCTCCGGCAATGGCTCCGCCCATGCCGCGCGCCAATTTCGCGGTCTTGTTCAGGCGCGTCTCGATCCGATCCATCCCCTGCGAAAATTTCGCAGTATTGGTCCGAACATCTATCAGCAGTTCGCGAAGTTTAGCCACTTGCCATGCTCCTGAATGCCGCCTCTATTTCGTCTTCCGACATCGCGGCGTCATCATCGCCGCCGAAATAGTCAAGGATTTTCTCTAACCATTCGTGGCTCATATCGCGCAGCATACGCTCAGGCGGCGTCTTGAATATGATGGAGAGGGCGATGATGGCCCGCTCCTCGTCAGTCAGCTTTTTTTTTCAGCGCCGAATTCGTTGAGCTCCGCGATCACCTGGTAGAGATCAGCGATCACATCACCATCGATGAGTTTCTGCGCTTCTTCCTCGGTGAACGCCGGCTCGTATTTCTCCGTGACGCAGCACTGTTGGACGATGGCGACCACGGCCAATTCCGTCTCACCATCTTCCATGAGCTTGCGATACTCACGAGACGCCCACGCAGACGCCTTGCGGGCGTAGCACTGCACATGCTCGATTTTACCTCCCCGCGGGACCTCCACGAGGAAGTCGATCTTTTTCAGCTCCATCAGACGGTCGCGATGGTGACAGCGCCATTGACGACGATGGTCATGTTGACCTTCGCGATGTCGTCATCAGGCAGATCCAACGGGAATCCGTCGATGTAGCCGGAAAACGTCGCCTTTTTCGTGCCGTTGGCGAAATGGTATTCCCAGTTCAGATCGGTTCCCGCATCATAGGCCGCCTGAAGCGCCGTGTGCCCGGTATCGGTAGATGAAAAATTCAGCGAGACCTGGGCAGAGCCCGCTTGTTTTCTGCCCTGGATGAATGTCTCCGTGTCACTCTCTGAGCAGTGGACAGCAATTTTCTTCGCACTACCGCCGCCCAGCCCGGTGATGGCCACGAACCCGTTGATGGCCGTCATTGTTCCGGTCGCATCGCAATGCAGCGTACCGCCCAGCGTTTTGTCATGTACACACGTCATTTTCAGTCACTCCACACTCTGAAATCTTGCGAAACCCGGAACAGGCGATGCTCCGGCTCGTAGTCGTCGCCAGACTCGGTGATGAATCTGGCTGTGAAATCGGTCGCGGCAGCCATCGTCGCTCGCACGGCAACGGCAATCTCGCGCACCTGCTTGTAATTGTGCCCATAAACGTCGATTTGGAATGACGGCACATCACACACATCCCCGCTATCATGCTGCTGGATCGTCTCCACGCCGACACGCTGATACCGGATGCGCGGATAATCGCACTGCTGCGGCATGACGACAGCATCAACGCCAGTCACGCCGGGGATGTTCGCATCGGTCAGCGCGGTATAGATCATCTCCTCGATCACAGCTTTTCCAGCTCCTTTTCGATGCCATCCCAAAAAGCATCGATTACCGCCTCTGCGGCCTCATTGGCCTTCGCATCGAACGCCGGGCGCATCCACGGGCGCGCCGTGATGTACCGAGACCCGCCCTCCAGAATCAGGCCGTAAAACGCATACCCTCTCGGCCCGACACGATATGTCGCACCGTTGTTGCGCCGGTCCTTGACCTTCCTCGCCCTGATGTTTTTTTTCAGAAACCCTGGGCCACGCGGGAATTCGCCCTCTCCCGCAAATTTCAGATCTATCCCAGGATTTCCGGACGCGGCCCGCACAGGCGCGCGCTTTCGCATCTCACGGGCGATGACGTTCGCCCCCTTGCGGGTGGCGCCATTGACGATCTTCCGCTCCACTCGGCGCGGCAAATCACGCAACTTGCGCTCAAGCGCGCGCTTGTCAACCCTGATATCGATCATCGTATGCCCTGGAGCAGAGATATCTGACGTTGATTCTCCCGGTCGCATCCGGGACGATCCCCTCGATGTTGTAAATCCGATCGCCGGCCACGATCCGGTGTTTCGGCGTTACCGAATCGTGTTTTTTCGACCATCGGACGGTAATTTTCGTCGTGGTCTCTGATCCAAACTGCTCGGACGAGAAATTCTCGCGGCCGGAGATCGGCATGATCGATGCCCTACAGCAAATCACGTCTTTCCACTCCGTCACCGTCTCTCCGACGCTGTTTTTCGTTTCTCGCTTCTCCTGCACCCTGATCCGGTGCCGCAGGTCGCCGGCCCTCATAGGTTATAAATCCGATGCGGGTAGAGCAGGGACTCCACCGCAAGAGGCACTTCATGCGCCGGCTGTCCCACATTGACGGCCTCCCGATTGGCGTACCAGTGACCGACCAGCAGATAGATTGCCTGCCGGATGCTGTCCGGCACATCCCCGGCCGTCACCTCCACCGAGACCGCATCTGGGCGCGTCGCTGTCTCCGGCCATGATTTGCCATCCGCCAGTACCAGTGACGCAGGGACCGTTGATCTGTCCAGATGGTATGTGCTGACAGGGACATCCTGCTGAGCCCCGGATTTGTCGTAGTACCGAAACGAGTCCAGCGTCGTGAGCGGATGCGGCAATTCGATGCACTTGAACCCGGGAAACGTCGCGCGGAATTGCTGCCGCCCAATAATCCGCCTGGTGTGCCCCTCGCAATAATCGACGGCGGCGTTGATGTACGATTTCAGCATCAGGTCATCGCATCCATCATCAACTCGGACATGATCGCGGATTTCCGCGACGTTCACGACAGTCTGTTTATCGCCGATCGGCTGCAGCATCTTTCCTGTTCTCGGTAAATCCGTAGACGCGCCATTTCCCGCGCCTCAGATCAGTAACTACGACCGTCAATCCGGTCGCTGATAGCCGGGCAACGAGATCAACCAGTTCAGACTGACTCAAATGCCCGACGAACGAAAACCGTCGCATTACTTGTTTCGTCGCGGCGCCATCGCCTTGTTTTTTTTCGGCGCAGCAGACTTTTTTCCGGCCGCCCCGATAACTTGCGCAACTTCCATTGCGCGCCCTTCCGGGATTTCCTGGCCGGCCTCGATCTCGATGATCGTGTACCCATCAGGAGAATATTTGAAAGATTTTGTCGCTTTCATCGAAATGCCGGAGCGGTTGCCCGCCCCG